TAACCAATCTACCGTCGCCAGCTTCGAAGTCGCCAAGAACACGTCCAAACTTACCCTTCATATCTTCGCCAGACTTATCTTCTGTTGTGATAAGCACAGCGTCTTTTTCTAGTAGAGCCTTTAATCTATTTTTAGCTGCTAGACCAAACACCTTTTCTACTTTGTCGCTTGTGCGTGATTCTGGTGTGTCAATGCCCATAATACGAACACGTTCATCACTCAACCAAACACCAAATCCCAAATCAATGTCAACATCAACTGTGTCGCCGTCAACTACATTGACTAATCTTACGTTATACTTATTCTGAATCTTTTGCATTCTTATTTAATCCCTAAGTGGTCCTCATGCATAATCTGGAACTTCCACCCACGGTCTTTACAAAACTCTTCAGCCGCTTCCCATTTCGCTTGGTTTATACCCCAAGTTTTTACTTCGTTAATATACCTTCGACTCATCTGACCCGTCTTCGTCTTTATCTTAGACATATCAGGCGGCATAGTTTGAGCCTTCGGTTTCACCTCTATGAGGATTGTTTCTTTCTTACCATACTTATTTATCTGTTTCACAACAAAGTCTGGAAAGTATCTGTGATACCTACCGTCAATCGGAGACTTATACGGTATGATTAATTCTTCACTACCCCATTCGATTACGTTTGGGTGCATGTCCAAATATCTCATTAATTTAAATTCCCACCCAGAGCGATAAATAATATTAGTCGGGTCACCCATGTATTTCTTTGCGTTTCGTGGTTTAAAGCGACCTTGATAATACTTCGGCATGACGAAAACGACCCTGTTGTGTGCATATAAATAATGATACTAGTATTTATAAAGGATCCACAAATGGCTTACGGCGCAAGCAACCTACCATCTGCTGTAATTCAGAGAAATCAAAGCAGATCAAACTTCTCAAGTTACCAGTATCCGTCTATTCTTAACGGACATAACATCGTGCTTATGTTTAAGACATATGACTACAATGCAAGTGGTAGTGGCACAGTTCAGCAAAGCGCAGTTTCTGATACTGCAGCGAGTGTTGTATTGCCTTTGCCTAGTAACTTAGAAGACACGTATTCCGTCAAAGTTGGTCCTTACGAGATGGGTGCTTCTGGTGCTTTGGCTGCCGATGCTTTTACAGGTCAAGGGCGTGATGCTATTATGAGTTCACTTCGTGGTGCTACCGAGGGAGGCGCACAAGATGCCGCTCAAGGTGGTGTTGCTAATCTACTCAATAACATGCAATCCGCTGCAGCCTTCGCAGGACGTAATGTGTTAGACGAACTACCCGTTGGTGGTGTCGCTGGTGCCGTTGACTTGGTGTCAGGCACAGCGGTTAACCCACACGTTGCTCTTAAGTTTGATGGTGTAGACTTGAAGACACATAACTTTGAATGGGGTTTATCTCCACGTAATGAAGCAGAAGCCGCAAACATTAAAAAGTTAATTAACTATATTCGTAGTCGTATGCTACCAGAATATGGTAACGCAACTGGCGAGAACGGATCAGCGATTGACCGTGCATTGCTTAAGTATCCAGACTTGGTTTACATCTTCTTCATGGGCGTTGACCAGAGTTACTTCTATTACTTCAAGCCATGTATGATTAACAGCTTTACTGCTAACTATACTCCAAATGGTGTTGCGTTGAACCGTGGTGGTCGTCCAGCATTCGTTAACATTCGAATGACGCTTACCGAAGCAAGAATTCATACACGTGAAGACGTAAACTTAGGATAATCAAATGCCAGAGTATTTTAGACATTTTCCACAAGTCAAACATAGTGGCCGAGACGTAACAGACATTACAAAACGTGTTGCGTTCTTTGACCGTGTTGCTACTGACCCACGTGTCTTTTTACCATACACAGTTGAAGAAGGCATGAGAGCAGAAGATGTTGCGTATTACTACTATGACGATCCAGGATTTGTCTGGCTAATATATCTCGCAAATAATATTGTTGATCCTTATCTCGAATGGCCACTTACTCAAGTAAATCTTGAAGGTCATATTGAAGAAAAGTATTTGTATTCTTGCGCTGAATGTGCTATTAATACTACAAGCGTTTTCGATGAAGTTAAGACAAAGTTCCTATTGCTTATCGATGCCAGAAACAAAAAACATTTGACAAGTGAAGTTGCTTTATATGATTCTTCTTACGAAGAAGTATGGAATTATATTGATATAAACATTAATGATACGTATCTTCAAGGTTTGTTAACAGCGTATTATGAAGCAATAGATGATGCTAATATCTCATACGATATTAAAACAATTACAGACGTTTCTTCTATTACATCTGCGCTTAATCTAACATCATTGTTTGGTGATATACCTGAAGCATTGCGAAGAATCCTTGTTCGTATTCCAAATAAGAACATTCTTAAGAAAGAATTTAATGTTTTACAATGGAGTCGTTCAGCGAGTTCACAAGTAAGAAACATCGTGTATTACGAAAACGTTGAAGACCCAGAAATTAAAATTAGCGTTGATACATACAACGTAAATACAAGCGAAGATGTGTTAGACCAAAACTTTGTTGCAAATGATTGGAACCCAGTTCGTGTATATGGATATGAGTTTCAATTGAATGAAGATAAAAGACACATATTCTTAATTGATAGAGTATTTAAGAATAGAACCTTAAGTGAATTGAAGAGTTTAATGGCAAATGGCTAGTTATAGAATTGCACCTGCAGGCACGTATGAACTTCTAAGTTTCAAAATCATTGACTTGTTAGATCCAAGTCGTGAGGTTGAACTTAAGAAGATTGTCGCTTCGTGGGATTTGGTTGAATCGATTAAGAGCGGGTCTATCAAAGGCTCGGCTAAAATCTTTGATTCAAAAGGATTGTTTTACAACTTTCCGCTTCGTGGTCAAGAGATTATTGAAGTAAAATATAGTGACTTTAAATACGAAGAGAAGACGCATAGATTCATGCTCTACTCTGTAACTGACGTGCAACCCGCTAAAAAGACTGACGATAACAATTTACAAATCGTTCTTAACTTTGTATCGTTTGGTAAGTGGTGGTCAGAAAGATTTAAAGTCACACGTTGCTTTGCAGAAGGTAGCGAAGGCGCACGTAGATATCTGCCAATTAGTGAGCAAGTTGAAACTCTATTTGAAGAGTATTACACCGACAAGGGTCGTGGCACTGACAAAGAGATTGTGATACACGAAACTGAAGGTGAGCAAAAAATCATCATTCCAAATATGACGCCCGAAGAAGCAATGCATTTGTTTTCACGTAAGTCATATACAGCGAACGAATTCTATTCAAACAATTATAGATTCTTTGAAAATAGAGACAAGTATTACTTTGTCAATATGGAAGAGCATATGTATTTTGCTGAACCAACTCAGCTATTCATTTATGCTTCCGCACCAAAAGACGATTCGCCAGAGGGTGAATTGAAAAAGATGCAAAGTATTATCAATTTAAACTTTGGCGAGACTGTCAACACATTAGATATCCTTCGCAATGGTGGCTACAATCGTAGACTACGTGAAGTTGATATTATGAATAGACAAATTCTTGATAATGAATATGAGCATGTTGATGAGTGGGAAAACTTCGAGTATCCAGATTTAAGCGAAAAGAAGAAGTTACCACACTCAGATGAAATGATTAGAACACACTTTAATAAGTTTCATGATACATATGTGTTTAAAGATTACCCAGCGCCAGATGAGCCAAATGCGTCAGGTCTAAGACCCAAGACGTATTATAGCGATATCTATCCGCACAAAGGTGCTACACTATTTCACTATAATCAATCACAAATTGAAATACAAATCTATGGCACAAACGAAGTTGTTGCAGGTGATGTAATTAAACTAGAGTTGCCACAGTTTAAAGTCAAGGGTGAAATTGATACCGAGCGTTCTGGTTTCTATTTAGTTGAGAGTATTGTGAACGACTTCTTTGAAAACATTTATACGCAAACACTCACACTTTCAAAAGGTGTGCAGTTAGACGAATACAAATCGAATTAGGATATATTATGTTTAATGCAGATAAAAATATAACACCCCACTGGTATGTAGGCGAAGTTGTAGATAAAGACGATCCGACTAATACGGGTCGTATTAAGATTCGTGCATTTGGTGTTCACACAGACGATCCATTCGTTTCGACAAATGATAAAGATGAGTTGAATCAAGTCGAAGACCAAGACTTACCGTGGGCTTTTGTAATCAATGGTGCGTATGGTAAAATACACGCAGTGCCAGAAGTTGGTGAATGGGTATTTGGATTCTTTGCAGATGGGCGTGACTGTCAGCACCCGTTTGTGATGGGAACAATCTATGGCATGAATACGAATGACTTGGGGTCTGCGCCAGTGCCAAGGGACGATCCTAACAATAACATTCCTGCGCCTGTGCCACCTACTCCAAGAGATGCACCGCCAGCACAAACAACTGAAGCACTTATTACTAGTGCAGCAGAACTTGAGAATGACCCAGAGTTTCAAGCTAAACTTGCCGAAATGCAAGAGAAGTATCCTGGTCTACAAAAAGAACAACTCTATGCTATCATCAATGGCGAGAGTGCGTTCAACACTGCGGCACGAAATGCCGAGACAGATGCATCTGGATTGTTTCAGTTTATTCCAAGCACTGCACAAGGTCTTGGTCACACTACAGCAGAAATTCGTAACATGAGTGCGGCACAACAGCTTGATGTATACGATAAGTATTTAGAACGAGCTGGCTATCGTGGTGGCGACTTGGGTATCATTCAAGCTGCGCCTGCTTACTATGGCCGTGACGATAACTTTGAAGTATATGGACCCGGCACAAGAGCGTATGAGTTGAATCCTGGTTGGCGTGGAAACGATGGTCGCATTACTGTCGGTAGTATCAATAATTACTATAATAGAAATTGGGGACTTGCGTAATGCCTAAAGTATCACAAGACTACGTTGAAAATTTTGGTAAAGTTCCTACGTCTCCTTGGATGAGCGGTGAGCAAGCACACAAGACATCGGCCGCTATCAACGGAGCAGGAAATAACACAAGCATTAAGTTACCAAATGATGTAACATATGATGAGCCAAGTATCGTAGCACCGACAAGAAGTATGAATACTATCGTGTTCTCTTCTAAGTCTGGTGGCAACTCTATTGTTGTTAATGACGAAGGTGAAGGTGGCGAAGGCTACATGCTTATCACACATAGAAGTGGTAGTGTAGTTCAAATCGACGCCGATGGAACTGTGCTTATCAAAAGTTTTGGTGATACACACAACAACACAGAAGGTCTACACTACCAACGCTCAGAGGGCGATACGAATCAAAGTATTGGCGGTGAGTGGAACGTCATGGTAGAAGGCGGTAGCGGTAATGTCTATATTCAAGGTGACTTGAATGTTGAAGCTGAAAACGTAAACTTCACTGCACGTGGTAAGTATACGATTAATGCAGGCGAAGGTATTATCATGCGAGGTGCTAAGTTCATGCTAGAATCTCATAGTGATAACTTTGACGTGCTTGCAAAGAATATTAAGCTAGGATCAACTGAAACATTCTCAATCAAATCAGGCACCGACATTCTATTCTCTACTGGCACAAACTTCCACGTGAGTTCGGTTGAAGCATTTAACTTACAGTCGGGAACTAAAATAAATACTATTGCGGGTGAACAGATGCTAATCACAACACCAGCGTTTGATGTTCTTGCCGAAGACTCAATCAAACTAGGCTCTGGTGGCACTATTGATTATGGTGCAAGCGGTGAGATTAAAGTTGGCGCAGGTGGCAATCTTCGTCTATCTGGCTCGAATGCGTATATATATGGCGGCACTACTCATATTGATAACATCGTTCAACTTGCAAACGGTGGTGCAAGTTCGGTGAGTGCGTCGGAACCAGCAGAAGCAGGTGAAGCAAGTGTGGCTACATCGCCATCATTTGTTGAGTTACCAGATCCACCGGCACGTAGACCTGCAACGTCAACTAAAGAAGGCGTAACACAAGTTCAACCAAGAACAGGTAGCATCTCTTCACGCAATATAGATGATACTGAATAGGATAAACGACAATGGTTTGTAGAGCAACAACACTTGCTAGTATATACGGAGATGGATTATTAAAAGGCGAAACGTCTTTTGATGATGCTATTGCTTCGTTTACTGACCTAATCAATAGTGAAAGAAATCCAGAAGAAGCGTTTGATAGAAATGCTTTATTTGGATTGACGTTGACTTTAAACAATGTATTACCAAAGATTGACTTAAGTAATTACCCGACTTTGCAAAGTAGAGTTGGTCAAAGCGGATTTACTCAAATAGAAATCGCTGACTTCATTAATCAATCTGGTTATTCTTTCGACCAAGTAAACTTTATTGCTACGGACTATAATAATGCAGTCACTGGCATCAATACAAACAACAGCACAACTGGCGGATCGTCAACTGGAATAAGTTCACCAACGCCTGTTGCTGGTCCAGTAACTGGTTACACTATTGGCGATGTTGCGTCAAACTTTCAAGGCACGTTAGTAGATAATAACGTTAGCGGTAACTTTCAAACTGGTGGTTCGTTTACTGGACAAATCACAGTAGAAAACTCTGGTCCATTTAATGGCACAGACGGATTAGGTAATCTCGTTTCAGGCACATTCTTTGTTGGCGTTAGACCAGTATCAGTGGGCCCACTAGGACCATATACAATATACCCTAGCAATACAACTACTGGCGGTATTCTTGACTTACTAAATCAATTAGACTTTTATCTAAACGAAAACATCGGCTCTTCTATTAGTGCAGGTATCTGTGCTATGGTGAACAACCCATTCGGTCAATTGCAAGAAGTCTTTGCACAAATTGAAGCGATTGTAGAAGCGATTGCGGCTTTCTTAAGCGACCCTCTTGGTTTCTTACTAGGCGCAATTGGTGGTCTTGTCAATAAACTAAATGCACTTGCTTCAACACTCAAAGGCATTGTAGATAGCTTAGTCAATTCTCTCATTAATCAAGTTAAGAATGTTATCAATCAGGTCACAAGCTTCGTTCAAAACATTGAACAGAATGCGCAAGATATGTTTAAGAAGATGGCAGAGAAAGTTCGCAATGTTCAGAACTTCTTTAATGATGCTACTATTGATAAAATAAAAGAAAAGATTCAAAAGTTTGTAGATGATGCTGGCGCACAATTCGAAGACTTGACACCAGAAGCATTGGCACTATTGCTATTTCGCTTTTGTCAATTCTCTGAGATGCTACAAACGTTCATGCAACGTCCAATGCAAGCCGTAAGAAAGTTTGCGACAGATGTTGACTATCAAGTTAAATTATTAGAGAGTGCTTCATCTGAGCAAACGCAACAAATGGTTGCTGCTGGCGCAACTCGCTTCACAGACACTGCTATTCGTGATTCTCAAAGGCGTCTTCGTAGTCGTGTAAATAGAAGAGCCGAGAGTAGACGTAGCAATACTGGCGGAGGCGGAGGCGGGACTTCACCTGGCGCACCACCGCCACCAGATCCGCAAGTGTATATCTCAAACAATGAATTGTCTGAGAGCGAAAGACAAGAGTTACTAAATCTAGGACCAGAAGGCACAAAGGCATTTGGGTTCATGGATTCTGTTAAGAACATGGGTAAGAGTGTAAGCGATGCTGGCGATAACGATGGGTTTGCAAGAATTGATCCTAACGTATTTGTTAAATTAACTATTGTATCTAGACGTATGGGTAAGAAGTTTAATCTCAACTCTGGATATCGTTCGCCAGAATATAATAGCCGTATTGGTGGCGCAAAACGTTCTATGCACATGACGGGTAAAGCAATTGACGTAAGCACAAGAGGTTGGTCAACAGAAGAGAAAGCCGAGTTCATTAGACTTGTATCACAAGAAGGATTCTTGGGCATCGGAACATACAATACGTTCATTCACATCGACATTGGTTCACGTAGATTCTGGACTAAAGGCGAGACAAGATTTAATGATTATCTTGCTATGCATAGTCGTGACCAGTTTAGACGTGGTGCTGCATAAAGCATAAATAAAGTAAAAGAAGAGAGTTCTCATGGCGGTTACACCGATCACAGTTAAGCGAGAGTTATACGCAGATTTTCACAAAGACTTTACCGAAAATCCCGTTAACTTCGACTTAGCAAGAAAGATTAATGAAGAGGCTGTAAAAGAGTCTATCAGGAATCTCATCCTAACGGATCGAGGCGAGAGGCCTTTTCAACCCAAACTCGGATCAAATATTCGTGCAGTTCTATTTGATACGGTAACTCCTGCTATTACTGAAACTGTTCGTGAGATGATTAGCGATACCATTCGTAACTATGAACCAAGAGCAAACTTAATTAGTGTTGACGTAAGCGGCGATGTAGACACCAACTCTATTAAGGCAACCATCATTTTCAACGTAATAAATAGTGAAGAACCAATTACATTGGAAGCCACGTTAAATAGGGTAAGATAATGGCAGATAACAACTCATTCAGTAATCTTGACTTTGAACAAGTTAAAGAAAATCTCAGAACATATTTAAGTTCTCAAAGTCAGTTTAAAGACTATGACTTCGAGGGTTCGAACATGTCTGTGCTAATTGACTTACTAGCATACAATACGTTTAATCATAACGTATATAATAACATGATGTTCTCAGAGATGTTTATAGACTCAGTTCAATTGCGTGAGAATGCCCTATCACGTGCAAAAGAACTTAACTATACGCCACGCTCTATTCAATCGTCAATGGCTAAGATTGATATTGACTTCAATACAAGAAACACTTCACCATCTGTTATCGCAATCCCTAAAGGTTCACGCTTCACTGCAGTGTGTGGTAAGCAAACATTCACATTTGCGACTGATCGTGCATACAATGTAAAGCCAGTAGACGGCACATACTCAATTCGTGGCATGACTGTATACGAAGGTCGCACAGTGAGTGAGTTCTACACAATAGATGATAGCGTGAAACAAAACTTTATCATCAATAATAAAAATGCCGATATATCAAGTGTTCGTGTGTATGTTCGTGCAAACTCAAGCGCCAGCACACCTAAAGTAGAATACTTCAAGCGTGAAGATATCTTTGGT